AGTACCCATATACTCATTAAGCATTTCTTTATGTTTATGCCCGCAATGCACTTCTCTAACCTTACATCTACTCCACATGTCAGGCTGCTCAGTAGCAATCAATAGCGGAAGCTCTGGGGCTTTTTCTTTATCACCATGTGTAAACATAATCATATTAGTACCATACTCATAATATTTACGTGACTCTAGACTATTGTCTACAGATACATTTTTATTATTATGATATAGAGCATCTAATACTTCACCTACATAAAACATACGCTCAAAGTCATGATTACCTTGCACAACTACTACATCTACAGGAGCATACTCTGCTAAATAATCAATTGCTTTTGTAACTAAATGCCAATAACCTCTAAAAGACTGACGCCAACGCATGCTATCTTGTTGAGGTGTACCTTTAGTTGTAGCTCTACTCATACCTTCTGAGTTAAGTCCATCATTACCTACAGGTAAAAGAAACCTCTCGATTTCTAAACCACTAGCTTTCATATGTAAATCTTGAATAGCTTTTAGATAATGTCTTTCTAATGCTTCTGGACCTTCATCAGTTATCTTACCATAATGTATATCAGGAAGAGATATTTCGTAACAAATAGGGTCTTTTGGTTTTTTATACTTAAGCTTTGGAACTTTATGTGAACGTTTCTTAATATAGTCTAGCAATTGGTTTTTAACCTCCGGTTGTTCATGCCATTGATTATGTGTTACTATACTATATCTTTGCTCACCATTAAAGTTTTGCCAAAATTTAACTGACTTTATATCAGCCATTGTTAATCCGTTATCTAGCAAATGTTTTTGAAAGGCCTGACTATTACTAAGTTGATGACCGTTATCATTATTCATGCGCTCTTGTACCCACTCTTCAGAGGTTACAAGCTTTTTACAATCTCTAATAATAGCTATGTCAACATCCCATTTGTCAGCTAACCATTGTGCTCCTTTCTTTAAAAATCCTTTCCGTGTTCTAAACTTTTCAATAATTTCATCTCGTGTCATTTAATATAATTTTAAGTTCGTTAAAACTACGCTCCTTAGATACCAAGTCAGATGGATCTTTAGACTCAAATGTCTTAGGAAGGCAGATGTTATTAAAACCATATAAACCACAAATTTTCTTAGCCATTATCTGGCCTGGATTATCTGCTTTATTAAAATCATTGTCATATAAAATTTCTATTGTATTAAATCGTTTTTTTAGCTCACTTATTAATTTCTCGTTAGGCACTTGCATCTCACTTTGCAAAGCTATAGCATTATAACCTGCAGCATAGAGACACATAACATCTTTAAGAGAAGAAGTAATAAAAAGTCGCTCACCTTTATCCGGGAGTTGATTGTAACCTTGAACATCTGTCTTTTTTGTGTTACTTAACCACTTATTTTTCACTTCGTAAGGAGAATAGATTTTATATCGGTTTTTAAATTTAAAAGCATAAGTTATTGATTTACAAGTAAATCTGTTATTGTTTATCCAATAGTGACTTATAGGTTCTACAGCAAACATAGATAATATTTTTTTACTAACCAAATATTTACTCCAAAAAGTCGCATCCTCAGAATTCCAAGGTCGCTTTCTCTTTCTTATAATTATATCTTGCTTAGTGTATTTAGGATTATTTCTATTCCTGTAGCCCATATATCCCATAGTAAAACGAATAACATCTTTCTTAGAACCAAGCTTTAGACCAAAGTCACAATCAATTATTCGCAAAGCATCCATAAAAGAACAACCATATTTATACTTAACATAATTAAAACAATCGAAAGTGTGATCAGGATTACCAAAGTCTTTATATAATAATTTACCATTATATGCTATAATAGAAACAGTAGGTGAATTGTCTTCACGTAGCTCACTCCTAAACTTTTTACCTAGCTTTTTAAAACTGGGTATATAGTACACAAAAATGTCATACTCAGTAATTTTACTAAGTATGACATCTGTATGTAAGTGATCTCCGCTGCTTCTGCTAGCGATAGACATTAGAATGGATTATCTTGAGTTGCAGGCTCAGCAACCCAGTCTTCATCTTCGGAAGGTGCGTCTGGTGTAATTAGATCAGCAGTTGGTTTATGCTCACCCCACTTAAGATCTTGATTAAAGTCTGCATTAAACGAACCATAGTCATCATTCAATGCTTTAACAAATAAATCATCTCTCTGTGGTTTTACTCTACCAAAGTATTTAGTGTACACATTCTGGTATCTATCGTCTTTTACACCTATAAGAACTCTAACCTCATTGTTAGCTAGAGCTTTTACAAGAGCTTTTACCTCTGCAAGGTCACCATTTGCAATTGCACTCATAGTATCAAATGCCACCTCATCACCAGGTCTAACGTTAGCCCATACTTTTACAAAATTTATAAGAGTTTCCTCGCCTGTATAAGCTTTTCTAGCACCTGTTGGCTTCCACCACTCATAAGAAGGAGCATCATTAGACCATGTAGACTGACCTATATTGTTTATCCATTGGTGCTTACCATTTTGTGATACTCTATGCTCTGCTTCATCAATATCTCTAGTTTAAAGTTACCATCTTGATTAGCTAGCCAGAACACAACTTTGTTGTACTCACCGTCAGGCATAGACACTGCATAATTTGGTTCTGATTTTACATTTATGTCCATTGCATGTAGCTCAGCCATAGTAGGATTTACTGCTGTGACTCTTACATTTGTTAGACCTGAGTAGGTTTTAATACCACCTACAACTTCTTGATTGCTTGCATTACTTTGTATTGCCATAATTTTATTTATTTTATTGGTTTATAATTCGAACGTATCATCGTCCATTTCTAGTTCTTCTTCATCGTTATCTGTAGATATTACCTCACCTCCAGATTTTTCTACTGCTTGATGCAGATCATTTATTGTATTAGTTGCAGCATTTTGCAGAGTTTCCTGCGGTGTCTCAAACTGTGTAGGACTTAGCATGTCAACAATAGCTTTCTCTGCTTCTTGCATTTCTTGCTTAGCATCTTCTACTGTATCTATAGCTTCCTCAATAGCTTGTTCTAGAGTTACTTGCCTAGGATCATGCTGTTCTCTATCCATAACAGTACCAGTTTCTTTTATTCTGTCTTCTATTTCTTGCGCTACAGGAGAGTCATCTACAAATTTAAAAGACAAAGCCTTCTTTCTGCTAGGTCTTCTACCTTTAAGAAACGAATGCTTAAACATCTCATCCACTTCCCATGGTTTAATGTTGTACTTAACAGCCATTTCTGCTTTAGTAATACCGTCTTTAAGATCTTGATCGATCTGCATTACGGAAATCTCTGGTGGGGTTGTGTTCCCCGGTTCAACTTGTTTTCTCATTTCAATCATTTTTTTGTGTTTTAATTGATTAATCGATATATATATCTGACCAGTTCATAGGCATGGTCTTGCCCTTTAGGTGTGCACAACGTGAACCTGCAGTCACATCATCAAGAGAGTTAAATGACACCATAGTATCTTCTCCTTCTCTGTAAACATAACCAACAGCATCTGCGTTAGCGCATGTAATTTGTTTTATTTTACCTGTAAGATCAAGGTCCTTGACTGCAACCTCTTTGCCCTTCTTCTCAAGCATCTTATCTTTTAGGTGACCTACTAGAATGACTCTATCGGCAAGTAAATTTAATTTATCAATCCACTTTTTGTATGCCATCCGCAAATATAAATAACCTGCGCCATTTGGCAATGATAAAATCGACATTCCTGGGTTTTTAGTTTCAAAGTTTTTACCCATAGGTGTTTTCATATAAATTTTCTTACCCTCATCTTCGCACCATTCTTCTAGCTTAGATATAGTGTCAATAGCAATATATTTATAAGGTTTACCTTGTTTAAATATTTCTCTACCAACTTCGGCAAGTTCTTGCAGGCTGTTAACCTTTACTTTTAAGGCGTCAACCATATCAGAGCCATCCTCTAAGTCAATAATTAGACAATCATCTAGTTGTGATAATACTGTAGTCTTGCCTATCTTTGGTGGACCATATATTATCATGTTCTTAGGCGATTTACGGCTCGCCTTAACCTTTGTTTTTGGTAATTCCATATTATTCTTCTTTAAATTTTTCTTGATTCTCTACATACTTTTCCCATTCTAAGTCTCGTTCT